GAGTTTTCGGAGCTAATAAATAAAGGTAGATTAATATCTAAAAAATGTTTAAAAAAATACACTAGTTCACGTAGGGACGAAATAAACAAAAGTAGAAGAGAGAAAAGAAACTATAAAAAAGAGTATCAATCAAATAAGTTTGCTATGTCAGCTAGAAGCTTATTGTTTTATCATTTAAAGCAAAAAGGTAAAGCTAAAAGTAAAAAGACATTTGAGTATTTTGGATACACACCTAAAGAATATGTTAACTTTATAAGTTCAAAACTTAAAGATGGAATGACTTTAGATAATTATGGATTATGGCACGTAGATCATATAAAGCCTTTATCATTATTTGATTTAACAAAAGACAAGGAAATTAAAACAGCTTGGGGATTTAGTAATCTACAGTGTTTATGGGCTAGGGATAATATGTCAAAAAGTAATAAATATGAAGAAAGGTAAAGGTAGACCAGTAATAGAATTAAAAGACTTACCTAAAGGGTGGGAGGAGTCTATTATTGAGTTAGCAAAGAAAGGAGGAAGTATAGTAGAGATAGCGGTTGAGTTAGATATAAGTAGGAATACTTTAAAGGCTTTAAGTGAAAGAGATGAGCATTTTTTGACCACCATAAAAAAATGCAAGAGATACTGCGAGGCTTGGTGGATGAATAAAGGGCGTACACAGCTAGAAAATAAAGACTTTAGTTACACCGGTTGGTACATGAACATGAAGAACCGGTTTGGGTGGAAAGACAAAACAGAAACTAAGGTAGAAGGACAAGTGACACAGATAACTACTTTTAAATTGCCTGAAAATGACAGGTAGTTTATAGCACGAGCCATTTTAAAAAGGTTATATTAGTATAAACGTAGACAATATGAAAAACTTACAAATAACATTAGAAAAGGCTGTATCGATTTACGCCAAAGGTGACGATATAATGAATGAGTTACTTTTGCAAACATTCACCATAGATGAATTAGAAAAGCCTAAGAAAAGGGCGTTTTCGGATATTAATCATAGGGGTTACGATACTAGGTGGGATGGGTCAGTTGTTAAGACCGCTGTACGCATAGGGTTAGAAGATTGCATGACAGACTTCCCAACTGAAGAAATGGCACTAGCGGTGTCTGCAATGGCTGAACTAGCTTGGTGGATGAGACAGCCAGAGTATAATGGAGAAGATCAAGGCGATTGGTGTGATTGGGACTCTTCTGATATTAAAACTGTTATTTACATAGATCGAAACACCTATAAAACTAGATGCGCATTGGGACACCGTAGGTTCTTATCATTCAAAACTAAAGAAATAGCAGACGGGTTTTTAAAAGATCGTAGGGGTGTTATTGAACGCGCTAGACCTTTACTAGGATGATAAACAAGGAGAAAGTATTGGATGCCTTTGCCCATTGGGGCTTATTAATTATAATGACTAAGCTATAAACTGTATTTGAAACGAAACATTAACAATTTAACAAGCCCTGACAGATATGGTTTTATAGCCTTTGTTAGGCACTTTTATTATGTTAAGCAAAGGAGAAAAAGAGCAATACAACATACCTAT